TTTAGATGCAGGGGCAAATGATATTTTTGACCCTTATACATGGGCAAGTACGGCAGCATTTCGTGCGCCAACAGGACAAGTAAACTTCATGGCAACTAATGGAGCAAAATGGAAAATCACAGGTGTCCAACTAGAAGTAGGCGACACTGCTACTCCATTCGAGCATAGGTCATACGGAGATGAACTGGCTAGGTGTCAGAGGTATTTTCAAGTTTTAGGTAACAATCAATCTAATGGGGCTATAGCTTCTGGTTATCACCATTCATCAGGTGAGTTTAGAGGTCAAATGTCTTTCTTACAAAGAATGAGAGTAGCACCAACAGGTAGCACAAGTACTGCATCTGAGTTTATATTACAAGACACAGGAGGTAACTTTAATCCAACTTCTATAACAGTAGTAGTTAACCACACTGAAGCATTAATAAGAGTAAATGGACATCAAGCTAGGACTGCTGGTCAAGGAGCTAATTTATTATCTGCTAGTAATACAGCAATTTACTTAGATGCGGAGTTATAATCATGGAAAATAGCATGAACATCACAACAGCACAATATGTAACAGACATAGGTGACACCAACTCAAGCATTCAAGCAACAATAGACGGACAAGAGATGTCAGTCCCACTTGACCCAGCCAACAGGCACTACGCAGAGATACTCAAGCAAGTCGAAGCTGGTGATCTGACTATTGCGGATGCTGAGTAAAACTTTAAGGTTGACAACCGTAATCAACTTGGGGTATAATGGCTACAATAGACCAAATAAGACAAGCAGCTGAGACTGACTTAGCAACATTCATTAGACTGATAGCACCTGAACAAGTACTAGGACAATGTCACGAAGATGTTTGTGATTGGTGGACAAGACCAGATCATAAGTCACATCAGTTATTATTGTTCCCTCGTGACCACGGTAAGTCAAGACTTATAGCTTATCGAGTAGCTTGGGAGTTAACAAAAGAACCAACTCTTAGAATCCTGTATATATCAGCCACAGCTAACCTAGCTGAGAAACAACTAGGGTTTATCAAAGGAATCTTAACATCTGAGATCTACACTAGGTACTGGCCTGACCATGTCAATGCTGACGAAGGTAAACGTACACGGTGGACAAACTCAGAGATTATGTTAGATCACCCAGACCGTAAGAAAGAAAATGTCCGTGACCCGTCTGTGTTTACTGGTGGTCTTACCACTTCTCTTACAGGGATGCACTGCGACATTGCTGTACTCGATGATATAGTTGTATACGAGAATGCATATACAGGTGAGGGTAGAAACAAGGTTAAGAGTCAATACTCTCTTTTGTCATCCATTGAGGGTGCTGACGCAAAGGAGTGGGTCGTAGGTACTCGTTACCACCCAGCTGACTTATATAATGATCTGTTACAAATGACAGAAGACTTATATGATGATGAGGGTAATAAGACAGGTGATGAAAACATCTACGAGATCTTCGAGAAGCCAGTTGAGGATAATGGTGATGGTACAGGACAGATGCTATGGCCTCGTACTCAAAGGAAAGACGGTAAGTGGTTCGGGTTCGACATACGAGTCCTAGCTAAGAAAAGAGGACAGTACCTAGACAAAGGACAGTTTAGAGCACAGTACTACAATGACCCAAGTGATCCTGACAATGTACCTGTAGGAAGAGACAAGTTCCAGTACTATGACCGTAAGCACCTAAGACAAGACAACGGTTACTGGTTCTACAGAGATAGTAAACTTAACGTGTTTGCAGCTGTTGACTTTGCGTTTAGTTTATCTAAGAAGGCTGACTACACAGCTATAGTTGTCATAGGAATAGATGCTGAGAATAATGTGTACGTATTAGATATTGATAGGTTTAAGACTGACCGTATATCAGATTACTTCCAACACATATTTGATTTGTCAACCAAGTGGTCATTCCGTAAGATGAGGGCTGAGACAACAGTAGCTCAGGTTGCAATCGTTAAGCAGCTAAAAGAATTAGTTAAACAACACGGTCTATCTATAAGCATAGAAGAGTACAGACCTAACAAGAGCCAAGGTAATAAACAAGAACGTATAGCTTCAGCTTTAGAACCTAGGTACGACAACCTTAGTATGTGGCACTACAGGGGTGGTAATACTCAAATACTAGAGGAAGAGTTATCCTCTCGCAACCCACCACACGATGACGTAATAGACGCATTGGCCTCTGTGGTAGACATGGCTATTAAGCCCTCACGTAATGTAAGACGTGTAAGGGATAACGTAGTACAATTTAATTCAAGATTTGGTGGAGTTTCTTTCTAATGGCTGGCACAACAGTTGACATCGAAAATATTATTAATCCTCATAGTGTAGCAGTTGACATTGCTGACCGTTGGACATCATGGAATAATTCTAGAAAACCTAAGCTAGATGAATGGAAAGAGTTACGTAACTACATTTATGCTACAGATACTCGTACAACATCTAACTCTAAGTTACCTTGGACTAACAGTACAACAACACCCAAACTGACACAGATAGCTGACAACTTACATGCTAATTACTTCTCAGCTTTGTTCCCACAGAAACGTTGGTTTAGGTTTGAAGCTGAAGATCAAGAGTCTAACACCAAGGCTAAACGAGATGTTATTCAGGCTTACATGGACAACAAGGTTCGTCAGTCTAACTTCGAGAATACAACAAGCAAGATACTTAATGACTACATCCAGTACGGTAACTGTTTTGCTACTATTGACTTTGTCAAAGACTATACCACATACGAAGATGGTGAAAGAGTTGTCAACTACATAGGACCTAAGCTAGTCCGTATATCTCCATTTGACATATGCTTCAATCCATTAGCACCTGACTTCGATAACTCTCCTAAGATTGTCAGATCTATTATGACAACAGGTGAGATCAAACGTAAGATTGCTGAAACAGTTGACAACAAGTACATGGAAGAGATCTTCGATAAGATGTTGGTCAACCGTTCAGCTGCGAGTGGTAATGACGTTGATGTAGCTAAGTCACAAGCATTTATAGCTGATGGGTTCTCATCCCTACAGGAATACTACGAGTCTGAGTACGTAGAAGTATTAACATTCTATGGTGACATATATGACCAAGACACAGATACATTCCACAAGAATCGTATCATTACAGTTGTTGACCGTGCGTACATACTCACCAATGAACAGAACCCTAGCTGGTTAGGTAAGTCACCTGTCTTCCATGCTGGTTGGAGAGAACGTCCTGATAACTTATATGCTATGGGACCTCTAGATAATTTGGTTGGTATGCAATACCGTATTGACCATTTAGAAAACCTTAAGGCTGATGTGTTCGATCAGATCGCATATCCCATCCTTAAGATACGGGGTGATGTAGAGGATTTTGACTTTGAACCAGCAGCTCGTATCTACCTAGGTGACGAAGGCGATGTTGGTTATCTAGCACCTGACTCTACAGCACTAAATGCTGACTTCCAGATCCAAGGTTTAGAAAACAAGATGGAGATGTTAGCTGGTGCGCCTCGTGAAGCTATGGGTATTCGTAGTGCAGGTGAGAAGACAGCCTTCGAAGTACAATCCCTTATGACAGCTGCAGGTCGTATCTTCCAGCACAAGACAGCTCATTTTGAACGTGTGTTCTTAGAACCAATATTGAACACAATGTTAGAAGCTGCTAGACGTAACATGGACTATGCTGATACGATCAGAGTACTTAACGAAGACACAGGTATATTCTTCTTTGAGCAGATAACAAAAGAGGACATAGCAGCTAACGGTAAGATCATTCCTATGGGTGCTCGTCACTTTGCTGAACGTGCTCAACGTGTACAGTCAATCACACAACTGTATCAACTTAAACTACAAGACCCAACCATAGCTGCACATATGTCAGGCAAAGAGTTTGCTCGTATATTAGCTGATGAGTTAGGTGAACCAGCATTGTTCTCAGAAAACATAACTGTCATAGAACAAATGGAAACACAGAAGATTGCTACAGAAGCTCAGGTTCAATTCGAAGAGGAACAAGAGATTGCAATCGAGAAGGGCTTATAAATGAAGTCAGCTTGGTTTAACAAATGTAAAACTAAAGAAGAGAAATTGGCAGTTCGTCAGAGCATCATGTCTAACCGTGAGAGCCTAGAACGCCTACAAGAGATTCTTGAGCCTATGCGAAAGGATACCCTACCTACAGCAGACTATGACAGCCCCTCGTGGGCTTACAAGCAAGCTGACAGGATAGGTTACAACCGAGCACTAACCACCGTGCTTGATCTTATCAACTTAAACAAGGAATAATATTATGGTATTTACTGAGGGAACTGAAACCGCACAGACCACTCAGCCAGAGCAAACACAAGAAGAAACCTCACCACAGGGATCTTTTTTGTCAAAGCTCGTAGAGGCAAAGGGAGAGAACTGGAAAGACCCTGAGGTTCTAGCTAAAGGTAAAATTGAAGCTGATGGCTACATCCAAACTCTAGAAGGTCAACTTTCACAAATGCGTGAAGACTTGAAGAAGAAAGAGTATCAGGAAGAAGTTCTTGAACAACTCCAGAAGAAGGCCACTGAATCTACTGCAGTGAATAATGGAGTGCCCAACAATAACAACAGTAACACTGAAGGAGAGAACACCACTCGTAATCTCAGTGAGGAAGACCTGAAGAGCCTTGTTGAACAGACACTTAATCAACGTGAAGCAGATGCTGTCACTAAGACAAATCTACAACGTGTTGATGAGGAACTTGACAAAAGCTTTGGCACTAATGCTGAAGAGGTTGTTAAGAAGAAAGCTGAAGAGCTAGGAATGTCAATGGAACGTCTAAGTGAAATTGCTTCTGAATCTCCTAACGCATTCTTCACTCTGATCGGTGAACCTAAGCCATCATTTAACCCTATGGTTAACGGCTCAGTACGCACTGAGGGTGTCAATATGCAAGTCTCGACGGAACGAAATTGGCAATACTACCAGAAGCTACGTCGAGAGAACCCTAACCAGTACTATGAACCTAAAATGCAACAACAACTATTACAAGATAGAATGCGTTTAGGGGATAATTTCGGTAACTAAATCTAAGAAAGGACTAGCACAATGGCTGGTATGATTTCCTCAAATGCTGATACACAGCGTTTAATCAGGGCAGAGGTATACTCCTCTGAACTAAAAGACATCCTTCGGGATGAAATGCAAGCACAGAAATACGTGCGTATGCTAGATGGATTCCCAGATGGTGATTCATTTACAATCCCAACAATCGGTAAAACTGTAACTGCTAACTACACAGAAGATACGCAAGTTGCATATACACCGATGGACACAGCTGAATTTGCTTTCACTGTAGACCAATACCTACAGTCTGCGTCATATTTGACAAAGAAAGCTGCACAAGATTCATTCTATAGTGCACAATTGGAAGCTAGATTTGTTCCTGAGCAAGAACGTGCAATCATGGAACACTTCGAAGCAACAACATTCTCAGCACCAGAAGTAGGTGTGTCAGCTAACTCAGCAGAAACTCTTGATGGTGTTGCACACCGTATCTCAGGTGGTAATGCTGGACGTTTAGAATTAGCTGACTTCGCATTTGCTCGTTATGCCTTGAAAAAGTCAAACGTTGCAGATCGTGGTATGGTTGCTATCGTTGATCCATCAGCTGAATACATGTTAAACACATTAACTAACATTACTAACGTGTCAAACAACCCTAAGTTTGAAGGTATCGTAAGTTCAGGTGTTGCAACAGGTATGCGTTTCGTAGCTAACGTGTATGGGTTTGATGTATACACATCTAACTACTTGAAGTCAACAGTAGCTGACGCAGCATTAGTAGAGAAAGATGGCTCAACAGCTAATGACTTCTCATCTAACAATGGTGTTGCTAACTTATTCTTCTCAGCTGATCCAACATCTAACCCATTCGTGGGTGCTTGGAGACAAATGCCAGAAGTTGACTATGAGTACAACAAAGACTTCCAACGCCACGAGTATGTTACAACAGCTCGTTACGGTGTTAAGAAGTACCGTCCAGAAGGTATCGTTACAGTTGTAACTAACCCTGACGTATAATTATCTATAAGGGGTGGGGCTTTAGTTAGCCCTACCTCACTTTTCTATTGACAGAAGTTAAAAACTACGGTATAATATATTTACCTTGGCAGGGCCAGTAGTATATACCCTTACGGAGAGATAACAATGGCTAACGTAAACCACAGTTCACTTACAGATCCCTACATACACGAACCTAAAGGAGCATCTACGGCTGCAGCTGGTAGAGTTTATGTAGCTAACGGATCAGGTTCAGGAGCTTGGACAGCTAAAGAAACACTTGTAGGTGAGACTCTGAATGGTTACATAGAGGATGTGTCATCTGTTGAAACAGTTCACGTACCAGTACCTTATGCTGGAACAATATCTAAAGTAATAACAGTTCTTGAAGGTGCTATAGGATCAGCAGATGCTACTATAACTGTTAGGAACGGATCAGCAGCTTCTATGGGTACACTCACAATTACTCAATCAGGGTCTGCTGCAGGTGACGTTGACACACTATCACCCTCATCTAACAACACAGTATCAGCTGATAGTTTCCTTACAATATCAAGTGATGGAGCATCAACCACCCAAGCTAAACTAAGATTCACAATAGTATTGGATAGGTCATAATGAAACGTACACTACTTGAGATGGTTCAAAGTATTCTGAGTGATATGGACTCAGAGGACGTTAACACAATCAGTGACACAATAGAAGCTCAACAAGTAGCCTCTGTCATTGAGGATGCATACTACAACATCGTATCTGCTCGTGACATACCTGAGCATAGGCAACTCCTAAAGCTTACCTCTTTGTCAGACAGTACACGTCCCACCCATTTTAAATACCCAGATAACGTTAAGCAGATCGAGAGTATACACTACAATACATCAGCTGCAGGTTCTAGCTACAAGGCAATCTACTATATTGAACCATTAGAGTTTATCCTTAAGATGGACGAACACTCACCTAACTCACTTAAGATTGCTGACAAACAGGGTAACACAGACCTGTTCGTTCTTAACGACATACAACCAACATACTACACATCCTTCGATGATGAACACATCGTAATGAATTCATATGACAGTACAATTGATTCTGTACTAGCAGCTGACAAGACAAGAGCTTATGGTTCTGTTTATCCTACGTTCTCCATTACAGATTCTTTTGAACCTGACCTAGATGACAACATGCTGCCTTACCTTTTAGCTGAGGCTAAGTCTACATGCTTCTCTTTATTCAAGAGTGGTTCAGACCCTAAGGTTGAGCAGTCAGCTAGACGTTTGAAAGCCTATGTGCAGAATGATATGCACAACACCAAGAAGGCAAACAAAAGACCAGTTTACGGGAGAACTTAATGTTAGAGTTCATAGATGACACAGCTAACCAAAGGTGTGTCTGTAAGTCAGATAAGATGGCAACCAACCTGATTATTGAAAAAGAACTAGGTGGATTTATATTCTTCATTGTCAAAGTAGAAGTAGGCACAGTACCTCACCAGTTAAACGGTAGGTACTCATCCATAGCTGAAGCTAAGAAAGCTGTCACGAAGTATCTTCACAACAAGAGAGAGACTCAGGCAGTTCGTAGAGAGAACTTCAGCAAAGAGAGACAACAACGCAAGGCGGTAGAGAATGGCCCAAAGCTTAACACAAAAGACAGTTAATAACTTTGTCAAGGGTCTTATTACTGAGGCTGCTGAGTTAACGTTTCCAGAAGGTGCTTCTGTTAATGAGTTGAACTGTGATCTCCGAAGAGATGGATCTAGACGTAGACGACAGGGTGTAGCTTTAGAGAGTAACCATGTTCTGTCATCCTTTACTATCAGTGACTCAGATAGAGTTAACACTGGTAACTGGGTTAACGTTGGTGGTAATGCATCACTGGAGTTCTTAGTGGTGCAAAAAGGCAACACTTTATATTTCTATAATAAGGCTGAACTACCATACTCAGCACAGATACAGGCAGGTACTGTTAATCTGTCATCATACGAGTTCTCAGGTTCGACAGGAGCTAACAACTCCAACTGTCAGTTTGCTAGTATTAATGGTAACCTTGTAGTTTCATCAGCTGGTATTAACACTATTGTTGTGTCATACAATGGCTCTAGCATCTCAGTATCTTCAATACCTTTCAAGGTTAGAGATTTCGATTGGCAGGGTGATACAGATACTTACAGTACAGAAGATAACTCACCATCAGCTGCACGTACATACGATGCTAAGAATACAGGATGGGGACAGAGTGGTGGTCCATCTGACTTCACTAAGCCTCTGACACATCCTTGGTATGCAGGTAAAGATCAAGATGGTAACTATGACGAAGCTGAGTGGGACAAGGTATTTGCTGGTACAACTCTAACTGGTAATGGTCACTTCATACTAGACTTCTTTAGTAAAGTACGTAGTGGTTTACCTACTGAAACTGAAGCTTCAAGATTTAAATCTGTAGCATCATTCTCAGGTCGAGTATTCTACGCAGGTCTAACAAGTGCTAAACATGCAGGTACAATCCTGTTTTCTCGTCTTGTAGAAGACACAGATGACTTAGGTAACTGTCACCAACAGAATGACCCAACAGCTGAATATTTGTCAGATCTATTAGCTACTGACGGTGGTGTATTAAACATACCAGATGCTGTTAACATACAGCTCCTCTACCCTTTCCGTTCCTCATTGTTTATCTTTGCTGAAAATGGTGTGTGGCAGATTACAGGTGTTGATGGTATCTTCTCAGCCACAGCTTATGGTGTTAACAGAGTATCTAACATTGGTCTACTTAATCCACAGACATTTATCCAAGCTGAAGGCTTACCTTTCTGGTGGTCACGTTTTGGTATTCACACACTAAACATTGACGAAGTATCAGGTCAGGGTTCAGAACAGAACATTACAATCCCAACCATACAATCTTTCTGGGATAAAATATCTACACCAGCTAAAGCTAAAGTTACAAGTATATACGACAGTATAAACAAAAAGATATACTGGGCATATCCTGACAACGATGAGACTGTAGAAGCTAAACTTAATAACATACTTATACTAGACCTTACACTACAGGCTTTCTACCCTTGGAGAATAGAAGATGAAGCATCAAGTACAGATGCTGTAGTTGGTTTGTCATTCTACTCAGGGTTCGGTGCTGCAGAGTTAGAACTAGATGTTCGTACCTCAGGTGGTGACGATGTTGTTACATCAGGTGGTGATGACGTTGTATCTACACAGATCTCAGACTTTACAACTGGTGATCCAGCCCTTGTTCTACTTATAAGAGATGGTGCTACTAACAAACTTACAATGGGTACATTCTCAAATACTGACTTCTTAGATTGGAACAGTGTTAATTACTCATCGTTTGCTGAGACAGGGTATGACTTTGTTGGTGACCTAATAGCTAAGAAGAATACACCATATATTGCTGTATACTCTAGGTTGACAGAAGAGGGTTTTACTGGTAGTGAGCAAGCAGGGTATGAATCAATCAGACCATCCTCATTGCTTGTGTCAACAGCATGGGACTTCAACTCTAACTTTAGTGCTGGTCAACAAGCTTATAGACTGAAGCACCCTGTAGTTGTAGACCCTGACAATCTAGCAAACTTTAATTACCCTGAGGATGTTATTACAACTAGACTTAAAGTCAGGGGTCATGGTCGTTCTGTACGTATTAAGTACGAGAGTGAACAAGGTAAAGATTTTATTCTTCTAGGTTGGGGTCTGGTACAAGGAAGAAACAGTAGGTTTTAATGTCAGACTACATATTGCGTGATGCAACCGAAGAAGATGTATTAGATATAGTACTATCTGTCAAGCAGTTTTGTAAAGAAGTACCTCACCCAGCTTGGGGTAAGTTTGAAGCAAACAAAGTTAAAGATTTAGTGACAGGATTAATACAAAGTGAATTAGGTTTTGTAAGTATTGTCACACACGAAGATGAGGTAGTAGGAGCACTAATAGGTTGTGCTACAGAACTACCGATGAACTCTTATGTATTTGCACAAGAGTTGATGTTCTGGCTAGATCCTGACCATAGGAACGGTAAGACATCACCAAAGCTTATTGATGAATATGTGCAATGGGCTAAAGAAATTAACTGTAACTTTATACGGTTATCAACACTAGACGAATTATTAGACAGTAGGGCTGGCGTTCTCTTTAAGAGAAAAGGTTTTAAGCCTATAGAAACAGCTTATATAAAGGAAGTTTAACATGGCAGTTTTTACAGCATTGGCAATAGGTGGAGTAATGTCCGTAGGTGCAGCTATAGCTACAGGCGCAGCTGTTTACGGAACAGCAGCTGCAGTTGTTAGTACAAAGAAATCAGTTAAGGCAGCTGAGGCAGCATCTGCTACTGCAGCACAAGCTACTCAAGTTCAAATACAACAACAAAGAGAAACAGCTAC